TGTAATAGATATTTTCTTAATATCTGAATCGCTATAACGTTTATTAATGTTCAGGGGTGGTAAAGTTAAAGTATATTTAAGATGAAATTTATTAATTTTTTCAATTTGAGTATCAATATTACCTGATATATCATTGTATATTTGAATAATATTTTCTTCAATACGGTTTGAAGAGTTTATTATATTTTTAATATTATGTAAAGTCATACCAGATGTTGATATTAAAAAATCATTTTCCGCTAATTTGATTGCTGTTGGTCTAAATTTAATATCTTTATTTAATAAATTTTCTAATAAGTTAGTCCATTCTGTTCTATCATTTAATGGTTTAAAATTTTCATTACTTATTAAATAAGCTAATCTCAATATATTATTAGCTGAATATGGTGTTTCATATGTTAACATATTATATAATATACATCCTAACGACCATATATCTGTGAGTTCATTATAGCCATTACCTGAATATGTTTCAGGACTCATATATAAGGGACTACCAATACATGAGTGTAATAGATTATTATCGGGAAAGAATTTAGCGATACCTAAGTCACCTATTTTAATATTCCAATTATTATCAAAGAAAATATTAGATGGTTTGAGGTCGCGATGAACTATGTGATATTTGTGTAGGTAGGTTAAACCTAAAATAATTTGAAGAATAGTTTTAGAAATAAAGTTGTTATCTAATTTTTTATTATATTTTTTATTATAATCAATTAATGATTGTAAGTCACCATTAGATGCGTATTCAGATATTATATATACATGTTCATTATGAATAAATGAATCAATATATTTTATTATATATTGACATGTATTACATTTTTGAATACATATTTCCATAACAAGTTGTTCTTGTTCTTTGTTTGATAAATTATGTAAATACATATCTTTTAAAGCAAGTATTTGATGTGTCAATATATTTTCAACTTTATATACTATACCATGTGTTCCTGAACCAATTTTATTAAGGATACGATAATTACGTATCATAAGTATATTATATACGTATATTTCTTAGTAATGGAAAATTTGTTAGGAATATGGATGTAGCAGTAATAATTTCATCTTTAAATATCAATGTAATTATTAAGCCTAATAGTATACAAGCACAATATCCCATATAAACACCTTTCCAAGTATAACGTGAGCATAATTCACACATCATTCTACATAAAACGAAACCAGTAGCGAGGGCAATAATAAGAAAAAAAGGAATTATTAAATATAATTCAGTCATATTTTATTTATAATATATATTTGTAAATAAAATAGTTGTAGATTATGTTGAAATAGATGATGTCATTGATATTGAATTATTTCTAGAACGATACCATTTTAAACCAAAATATACAGCTAATAAAATTATTATAATAATTCCTACAATTATTCCAATAGTTGCAGGCCAACCTAATTTAGGAATTAATAAAGTCGCTAATTTATATAACAAATAGAATATAATTAAAGGAACTAAAAAAGAAATAATAGCTTTTTTTAAAAGGGCTTTATCTTCATCACTTATATTAAATTTCCTCCCACTATCTTCATTATGTGAAGCATAAGTATAACCACCTTTAAATTTTTTACGCATATTTATAATATATATTTGTAAATAAAATATATAATTATGTAGATGCTAATTTTTTACGCATAGTTCAGCATTAAAAACAACGCTAAAAATGCAAGAGCAAAAAATGATATTACTAATAATATACCTGTTACAGTATTACTTAAACTTAGTTTTTCCTTAAATAGTTTATATTCACCATATAATATAGCTAATATTATAACCAATATTATAAGTACAATACCTAAACCAGCATCACGACCACCACCTATAAATTTCTTACGCATATTTATAATATACAAATAAAAAAGTTTTGTGAGTTATTGATATAATACATATTATATTATTAACTCGTATAGAAGATACTAAATATAGTATTTATTTTTTCTTTGGTTTAACATCACTTGATGAACTTGTTGTTGATTTTTTTGTAGTTTTTTTTGCAGGAGGAGGAGTTGGAGGACGTTCATCTTCTTCTTCATCTTCTTCTTCATTTTCTTCTTCATCATCATCTAATTCATCTTTTACTTGAACTGGTTCATCATCACTGTCATCTACAGTATTTGAATATCCTTGTTTGCTATCACTATCATCTTCATCATCAATAGAAGCAGACTTACGAATAGGTTTACTATCATTTTCATCATCAATGAAAGCATAGTCTGGAATACCAGCTGGACGATATAATTTAATTTGAACTAAATCAAACTTTAAACCAGCACTTTTACCTTGGAATGAAGCAGCTTTTAATTTTAATATAGCAACAGCTTCTGTACCTTTAACGAAAGCAGTTTCAAAATCAGTGACTTCTTTACCACTATCATCATAAGCTTTAATGATGAATTTATTTTCCCAAGTAACAACGTGTGCTTTAAATGTTGGTGGATACTTATCAGTTACTTGTTTAGTTTGTTTATCTTTAGCATATTTAATTAAATCACGAATATAAGTATCAGGATCATTTTCAATACTTTTACGAACTGTTTCACTTGGCTTGCCAAACCAAGTAATAGCATTTTTAATACCATTATCTATCATACATTGTTGTAGATTACTTAAGAAATCAAAGAATTCTGCTGTGCGTGGGTTATATTCATCAGGTTTATTCTTATTATAACCAGCTAATGAGAAATCAATAGAGTATTTAACTTTATCTGGATTTGTAGTATCAACCCATTTACCAAGACCATAAGGTAATCGCATACGAGGAGTTTGAATGAAGAAATCTTGACCAGCGTATTTAACTCGGCTAGAACGGCCGCCATATTTGTTTGCTACTGGTTCGCTGAATGTGAACTTAGTAAAATCTACATTATTCGCACGATAAATATTTCCGGATTGAGTGTTCATATTGTTTGCATTAAAGGAAGACATCTTAATTTTTGTTTTCAATACGTAATAAAACTTTAAATAATTTTTAATCAAATTTTTACAAATTTTTTGATTTACTTTGGGATTTGCTTTTTTATAATAATCAAATTATAAATAATATAATACGATTATTAGAGTATTTTAATGAGCTGAACTAGTAGTAGTTGCTGAAGCAGCACTTGAAGTGAAGTGACGTGAAATATAACGTTGTAAGTTGAAATAAGTGAAACCAGTTGAAGCATCAACATCTTGTAATTTACCTAAAATATCACCTAATTTAGTATCTGGAACAAAACTACGACGATTTTCCTTAACTTGTAAGTTATGTTCACGAATGTAGTTATTAATTTGCTTAGTAACAACATTACGAGACATCTTAGTTCCGTGTGCGACGCCTAAGAAATCACATAAATTATCTGAAATACTAGTTGGGATTTGGAAACCTGAAGGAGCACGCTTTTGACCATCACCACCATTTTGACGACGTGCACGTTTAGCAGCTAAGCGAGCATTAGCACGAGCCATTTCACGACTTTCACGAGTATAGCATTTAACAGCACGACGTAATGTTGCTAACCAAGTTTTTTGAGTTTCCATTAAAGCTTCAGCTTGACTAACTAAAGTTTGGAATAAAACTTCAACTGATTGTGGTTGTTCTTCATGTGATTGTTCACTTGAAGCTTGTGGAGCAGGTGTTGATGCTGCTTGTTGAGCTGGAGCAGAGGTAGCATCATCCTTCTTTGCTGAAGGAGCACGAGCCTTCTTTTCTTTAACTGGTGCTGCTTGTTGTTCTGGAGTAGAAGCAACAGGTGCGACAGATTGTTGAGCTGTAGTAGAGGTAGCATCAGCCTTCTTTGAAGGAGCACGAGCCTTCTTTTCTGTAGTAGCAGCAGGTGCTGCTTGTTGTGCTGGAGCAGGAGTTGCTGGAGCAGATTGTTGTGTTTGAGCAGGAGTTGCTTGAGGAGCAGGAGTAGATTTTTTAGCCATTTTGAGTGAGTGTTTCTATAACACATTTTATATATGAAATCTTTAAGTATATATTACATATATTCGTCATATTTTATAAAAAAATATGAAAAATATAAACAAAACGCGATTTAATTAGAAAATGCTACCCCCGCCATTCCACTCATTATTCTTAATAAATTATAATTTACAGCATAATAATGTAATACACGAGCACTTGAACCAGTATTAATTTCTAAAGTTCCATTATCAATTCTACTAAAATTACAAGTTCCACTTGGTTGATGCTCTTCTGGATTTAATGCGAAACTATATACATAAAATCCACCTAATGGAGGTGTATTCGTAGAAGGATTACTTGCTTGTTGATTATGACCTCCTGTATGATGTTGATATGGTTGAACTAAACGGAAATAACTTCCATCTCTTTGTTGAAATCTATCTTGACCATTTAATTGTATTTGTGCTATTGTAGTATTATCTAATAATGAACCTTGAGAAGCCCAAAAATCAAATGGATGTCTTGATATACTATTATCTTTAGAAACCCATACAATTTCTTTAACCGGATGATTTAAAAATAATTTATTTGTATTACTTGAATTAGGTGCTATACTTATACCATTAGAATATTGAACTTGTTCTATTAAATATTCATGTGATACTTGTGCGAACCGACGACGTTCATCTGTATCTAAATATATATAATCAACATATACATCACAATATAAAAGTTGTGCGTTAGATGTAACTAATGAACCATTATTATTTACTAAAAATGAATTATTCATTTGTATATTTATTTTTACTTCATGATATTGTAAAGCAACTAATGGTAATGCTAAACCTGGATTACGACAAAACCAGAAATGTAAAGGAACATAAACTTTAGTATAATTAGAATTATTACTATCTTTTAATGAACCATTAATCATTTTATTCAATTTTTGCCAATTAGCTTCAGTATGTGTTAATTGTGTCCATATATCCATCCATTCACCGTAATGTCTATCTACTACCTGTCCTCCTATTTCTATTTCAATATTATCTATAACTTGATGTCCCACACGCCAAGCATTACTAATATCTTGATTAAATGTCATTTCTAAATATATACGATGCACAAGGTCACCATTACGACCTAAAATACAACTGAATGTGTTACCTAAACCTATTGTTCCATTCATTGTTTGAGATATAGATTCCATAGCGAAGTTTGTATGTCTTTTATATACAACTTTAAAGAATGTTATTTGTGGATTTCCTGTTAAATATGTATCTTGAGCGCCATAAGCGACTAATTGCATTAAACTTCCAGTCATTTTTGCGATATAGTATAACTTATATTTTAAATATATTTTATTTTATACTTGTTATTTACATCTTATATAAAATGAAAATAACATATTAATAAGTTTCTTAGTTAGAGTAAGCTAAACCACCCATACCAGACATAATACGTAAAACGTTATAGTTAACAGCATAGACTTTAACTACTGTGCTGCTATCAGTAGTTGAGAGTGTTCCAGATGGAAAACCTATTAAATTAGTTCCATATGATAAGTTTAATACAGCATTATCAATACGTGAAAAGTTACAAGTACCAGATGGTTGATGTTCTTCTGGTTTAAGAGCAAATGAATAGACATGAGTTGCTGATAAAACTCCACTTTCGTCTTCTGTACTACTTCTATCAGTTGAGTTTAAGAAACGACCACAACCACTATGATGTTCATAACGTTGAACTTTAGTGAAATAATCACCGGAACGACGTTTAAAGCGGTCTTGACCGTTTAATTGTAATAATGCATCTTTACAAGTAACATATTGTGTAAAATCACTAAAATTATTTGAATTATCAATTAACCAAACTAATTCTTTAACTGGATGATTGAAACGTAATTCGTGTTGTGATGAAGTAGCATTTGCTTGGCCTACACTTAATGCATTTGAAAATTGAACTTGCTCAATTAAGTATTCGTGTGAAACTTGCGCAAAACGACGGCGTTCATCAGTATCTAAGAAGATATAATCAGCCCAAATACTACAACCTTGTAAGTAACTACCGCCTACTGGATTAGGTGGATAACTCATACTATTTAATGGTTCAAATTGAACATTAATTTTAACTTCATGATATTGTAAAGCAATTAATGGTAACGCTAAACCTGGATTACGACAAAACCAAAATTGTAATGGTATATGTAAACGATTTGGTGCATTAACGGATGATGGACCCACATCTGTTGGGTCTACCATATATTCTAATAAACGTGATTGATCAAAAGTATGAGTTAAATCACACCAAACAGCCATCCATTCACCATAATGTTTATCAATAACTTGACCTCCAATTTCAACTTCAACAAAATCTAATATTTGGAAACCATAGTAAGATAATAGTGAAGATGCTGGTGCCGCACCAGTACTTCCAACTCCTGAAATATCTAAATCAACTTGTAAGTATAAACGATGTAATAAATCACCATTACGAGCAATAGTACAGGTAACACGGCGTCCTAAATCAGCAGAACCATTGAAAGTTTGTTCAATAGCTTCTACTGAGAAGTTAGTGTGACGACGATAGACAACCTTGAAGAATGTAATTTGTGGATTACCAGTTAAATAAATATCTTGAGCACCATAAGCAACTAATTGCATTAAACCGCCAGCCATTTTGAATTAATAATATATAATTAACGTATATTTTTTTTTGTAATTCTCATTATATATTTAATGATGATAACATATAAATGTATACAAACCTCTTAATTAGAGTAAGCTAAACCACCCATACCAGACATAATACGTAAAACATTGTAATTGACAGCATAGACCTTTAAGACTGTTCCTGATGGAATACCACCTGCTGGAACTGCTGGAACACCCGAACTAGTTGATGCTGATAAGAATTCTAAGTTTAATACAGCATTATCAATACGTGAAAAGTTACAAGTACCTGATGGTTGGTGTTCTTCTGGTTTAAGAGCGAATGAATAAATATGAGTTGCACTTAATATATTTGAACCAACAAAATCTGGATTACCTGTAGTATTAACAGTTAATGCGTTAGTAATAAAAGCACGACCTGCACCAGTATGATGTTCATAACGTTGAACTTTAGTAAAATAATCACCAGAACGACGTTTAAAGCGGTCTTGACCGTTTAATTGTAATAAAGCAGTTGAACATTGATAATAACCATTAAAATGTGGAGCAGTTGAACTAGCAGAAGCATCAACTAACCAAACTAATTCTTTAACTGGATGATTAAAGCGTAGTTCGTGTTGAGTAGTAGTAGCACCAGTCGCAACGGTTAAAGCATTTGAATATTGGACTTGTTCAATTAAATATTCATGAGATACTTGTGCGAAACGACGACGTTCATCTGTATCTAAGAATATATAGTCAGCCCAGATACTAGTATTTGATAAGAATGAACCACTACCAACTGTACCAATAACAGTTGGATTAGAATTAGAAAATTGAACATTAATCTTAACTTCATGATATTGTAAAGCAATTAATGGTAATGCTAAACCTGGATTACGACAGAACCAAAATTGTAATGGAATATGTAATCTATCTAATAATGTAGCATTAGTATCAACACCATCTAACATTTGACTTAACATAACTGATTGGTCTAAAGTATGAGTTAAATCACACCATACAGCCATCCATTCACCGTATTGTTTATCAATAACTTGACCTCCAATTTCAACTTCAACATAGTCTAATAATTGGAAACCTAAATATGCATTACCTAAT